GTTCTTGCATCTTTGATCAAAAATTTACTTTCGTCTTGTGTCTCAGGAATTATTTTATATTTTTCATTTCTATTTTTCATTTCTGGATATTTGGATTTTCTTTTACTGTTATCTAGGGCTGTTGGGTTTTCTTTTCTGTACCTGTCCCGCACCTGTATGGCAGGGAGTGCCGCCTTACAGTCTTGGTTGTCGCATGTAACTCTTTTTAGGGTTGGCTCTTCGGCTTGTGGATCGGTCTTGGTTGTCGTGTTGTGTGTGCATTGTGCATCGCATACGACGCAGTTGTATGTCCATTCGATTGACCAGGTAGGTGCCGCCCGGTGTGTGTCGTCGTAGCATTTACTTGAACAGTATTTCCCGGCGCTTTTACGGTTGGGTGGGTACACGGTGCCACACCCGAGGCAGGTGGCCATGCGTCTTTGCCTGTCGCTTCTGTTGCTGTTGGTTCCTCGACGTGAGGCGCTGGATCTTTGGGCTCCTATCTTGCCGCCGTGTTGTCGGTTGCATTTCATGTGGCTTATGCCTGAGCCGTCTAACCCTGGTGATATGTCGCCTGTTACTGCTAGTGGTGGTTCGTGGTCTGCGCTTGGGCCCATTGGGTCGCGTCCGCTTAGGGTCATGTCTACTTCGTAGCCGCATCTAATACATATGGGTTCGCAGTGTTGCATGACGAGTTTGCGCCATCTGGCGTATTCGGCTGTTTGGTGGAGGCTGCTCATCTCGTTGTGTCCATGAGTATGCGGGAGATGGATGCTTGGGGGTACCCCTTGGCCCTAGCCTGGTCTGCACGCATGAGCCGCCCGGTTAGGTTGTCGCGGCAGTACAAGCATGGCCATGTGCCTGCGGTGTTGTCTATCCAGCCTTTGTAGCATCGTGCGTGGTCGCATCCGCAGCCTGCTAGTCCGCAGTGTGAATCATATTTTGAGTAGTGGATTGGTTCGTGTGTTGTTGTCATTTGTTTGTTCCTTTGGTCTAGTGATGATCGGCGCGTCCTCGATCTTGATGCTCAAGACCGCGCCTCTGTTGTGGTTGGTTTTTGGTATTACTCACCCTACCTGCGCGTTCGGGCGTGTTGCCCTGTGCTACACGAGGCCAGTGCTATTTCCTCCGGCATACTGGTCAATCGTCTACCCTGTGGAGATCCGAGCGCCAAGGCAACACGCGCTACATCTAGGGTCATGGTGGCGTGACAGATTGTGAGTAGTTGTCACCATTGTCACTGTCTTTTGCTTCGTAGATTTTCGACTCCCACTTGAGCCTAAGGGCTGCCGATTGTGTCTTTGACATCTTACGATTGCCCACGAATTGCCTACCTTTTACTGTAGTTGTAATGTGCAAGTTTTTACTCATCAGATCCCCTTTTGTAGGTGATCGATGTAGCCGGATGCGTCGGTTTTGTTCATCTCAGTGATGCTTGTTACGGCTGTTTTGTTGAGCCCGGTTAGCCAGGCGTTGACGTTGGCGAGCTTGTCTACATCCTCACGTATGTCACGTTTAGCAAGGATGGCGTGGATTGCTTTAAGTTGCGGCCCCGTCAATGGGTACATGCTTGACCCTTTGCCGGGTACTGCACCGTCGTATTGTGGTGCTGGTGCCTCAGTTATCCAAGGGTCATCAGGTAGCGCCTCTGTGGTTCGCATGACCTTCCCTCGCTCTTTAGCGTGCTGTATCTCATCTAGCGTGGCTATCGAGGCGTCGATACCGATACCAAGGGCCCCTATCGCACGGCCCCAAGAACTCGTCTCAAGATTTTGCAATTCTGACCCTCGAGTGAAGTTAGTTGTCCCGGGCACTATTTCCCACGCTGTACCGATACCAGGGCGAGCATCGTCTGGTGTTCGGTAGGCGTAGGCGCGTCCTATTACCCATTGTTTGCCCTCGACTTCGACGAATGTAGGCGGATCCATTTGTAGGGATCCCGCAGGGTGTCGGGCCATAAATAGTTTGATTCGGGTCGGTACGTCCACATAACCGTCAAGGTTGTAGGTCATTCGCTGTCCGTATCGTCGAGCATTTGCCTAATCATGCGCCTGACGTCTGCGACTGTTTCGCATTTCTCGACCTCAATGTCGTCAAGGACATTGGTTAACGCTTGGATGTAGCCTTCGAGGTAGTCACCCATGACTGCCACCGACGTAGCCCCAGGCTAAACCGATCACGAGGCCAGCGAGTAGGCAAGCAAGGCCGATCACTGCGGGGTTCATGCTGTGCGCTTCCACATGCGGATAGACCGGCCGTTGTTGGATTCCCGTGTGCTTACGACGTAGTTACCCATGGAGGTAATGACACCCATTGACGCCCATGACCGGAATAGCGCCCCTATTTGGTTTGGGTGACCGTCGGGTAGGCCGATAGCCTCGATAAGTAGGTCGGCGGTAAATAGGCCACCGATGGCTAAGGATTTACGAAAGATAGTAGCCTGTATTCGCCAAGATTTATCTATCTCGGCGAGCACCTGGACGTCTTCACGGTCAAAGCGTTCGCAGTATGTGCAGAGTTGGCCGGTGCAATTGTGCCCGGGCCGGTCGAGTTGGATATCACCAATGGAGTCAAATAGTGCTTCGTTCATTTGTTCCCCTTTTTTACTAGTGGCTAGTGTGTTGGCGGAGCCTGCCACTAGAAACAAGCTCCGCCGGAGACATCCCGCCAACTCATTTGTGACGGGTACGCGGCTTCCCCTCCGCTGGTATGTCTGTGGCCTTAGTTTGGTCAGCCGTAGGTGCCGTGTCAAGGACTTTGACTATTCTGGCGTGTTGGGCATGATCTCGGGCGACCAACGGTCGCGTGTGAATCGGCGGTAGGCAAGTGTTGGTTTACCGTCACGGATCACGATAAAAGCCTGCCCATCGAGACCTAAATGGTCTAGGTCGAATAGGTGATATGTGGCGTTTAGCACCCGTGGCGTGTCTGGTTCCAATGGTCGGCCCCCCGCCCGTTATCCCATGCCGTGTAGAAAGCTCGGTCTTGCCAGTATCGGTTCCATGTTTGGATCGGGTGATCCCTTAGTGCTTTGATCTCTGAGATTAGGCCGTCGGCGGTCGATCGACTCTCGCGAATCATCATGTACGTGAGACTGATACGCCATTGACTGTCCAAGAATTGATACGCGCCAGATGCGGTCGATATGGTGCCTCGGGCCCTATAGTTTGATCGGGACTCCCTGTGCATAATGCACTTACGAACACCTGCCCATTTGCTGTGATAATGCTGCCCCGTGTACAGGCTAGGTTCGTGACCCTTCCAGTCTTTCGCGTCCATCGAGCTCGCTGCACACGCCGGGGCCGTGAGTAGGGCCGCGCAGATTAGTACCTCGGTTATCATTTGTGCTCGATGATTGTCACCGTACTTGATATTCGGGTGCGCCGAACGATGTAGGCGTCTACAGATTCGCGGTCGATCCTGCGGTGGCCGCCGGGTGTGACGATGGCATCAATACGTCCCGCGTCCGAATAGCGCCTAATCGCATCTCTTGAGACTCCGAGCATTTCTGCGGCTTCCCCTGGTCGAATGTAATCTGACATTTGTTCCCCTTCGATAGGCGTCGATACTAGCCGCTATTTGCTGTTTTTACGTGCTTTTGTGAGATCACGGCGCCACCGTGCTTTTTTCAAGGGTGAGCGGGTCAGGATCGGCAACGGGAATACACTCCCGTCGCGGTCGGCGTAAGACGTGAAAGAGCAGTGGATATGCGCTTCGTGCCCGTACCCGGATCCGCGCCACTTCCACCAGGTGCGACGGTAAGTTCCGCTACTTATCCGGCCTTCGTACACCACGTATTTGAGTCTTTTGGCACCGGGGAGCCCGCTGGCCGCGTATTCGAGTAATTGGTTGGCGAGTCGTTTGGCGGTTCGCCCGTTACGGTTCCGGCCTTTCCCCATATTTTCGTCTATATCTATCGCATGGACTACACCGGCTTTGTTCGGATTGTGGTCGGATGCCCTCGAGGCGTGTGCAGCGTCACCAATCCATCCGTCTGATCTTTTGTCACGCTTTGGCCATTTTCGGTTCACTTGATCGCGTAGTGTGACGCCGCCTTTACATAGTCGAGCCATTATCTAGCCTCCCATATCTTGAGTCGTCGCCGTTGAGTGCGTTAATAATTACGGGGATGACTGCCGCTGAGACTGCGACGATTAGCGGGTGAACGTCTGCCGTTGCGAGCCACGAAAGTACGGCTCCTAAACCGGCCCCTGCCGCTATTTTTACGATGGAGCCTTCCCACGTTGATGCTAACCAATGCTTCATGAGAGCCCTAACTTTTCGATTATTCGATCGACTTTCGAGGACACGTCTGCGAGTGAATCGCCACCGTTGCGGAACCCGGGTTGGATTGGTTGTGTCGCTTTTTTTATTTCATCCCGGACGACGTTGCGGATGAGCCACACGAGCCCAGTGCCCATGATCGCTAGGGCCGCTAGTGCTGTTGCTACTAGGCCGACGACGTCCCCAAAGTCCACGGTTCTAGCCTTTGAGTTTGGCTCGGACAATAGCCCTAGCGCGTTCGGTTTCGGTAGCCACTTTTGGGTGCTTCGATGACGTTGGCTTCTTCTTGATTGGTTCGACTTCTACCGTGTCAATGTGTAGGTCTTGATCAATTTCACTCACTTATGGGCTCCTCTGATTGTTGGTTAATAAACTCGTCGAGTGTTAAGTCGTAGGTCATGCCTTGACCTGCGTACTGGCCCCTAAAGTTGCCGTTGTACGAGGTTTGCAACCAGTCGCCATCAATACCGATGGCAGCGATGAACGCTTGCCCGATAGGTTCTGAGTCGGGATAGTCACCACCACCACAGTCGGAGTTGTTTACCACAATCACGTTGCGGATTATATTGTTGTCTACTTGCGCGAAGTGAGCCATTTAGATTACCACCCTAATAATTATGATCCCGGAGCCACCAGCGCCACCGTTAGCCACACCAGTCCCACCACCACCGCCAGCGCCACGGTTAGTTGTGCCAGATGTAGGACTAAGTCCCGCGTTACGGTCGCCACCGTTTCCACCACCACCAGTCCCACCAGATCCGGGTGTGTAGCCCGCGACTTCGGCCGAGCCCCCCCCACCGCCGCCATAGTAGTAGGTCGTTGCTGTATCACCTGTAATGCTAGACGCATCTATCCCGTCGCCACCGTCACCGCTTACAGTGGAGGCACCGTCACCCCCTGCTGTACTCGCCCCACCGCCGCCACCGGCGACCGTCGTACCGTCGCCACCGTCGTTTCCTAGAGTAGCGAAGACAGACGAACCTGCGTTACCCGCTTGCTTACTTCCGCCACCGGAACCACCACTAACTCCATCGGCCGCACTCTCTGACCCACCACCACCGCCGCCAAGCGAAACTAACTGCCCTACGCCGCAGTAACCTCCGTTGAAGCCTGTGCTACTAGTAGATGTTGAGCCTGCTCCTGCCGCCCCGACAATAACCGTGAGGTTATCTATATTCAGATGTACTACACCAAAGTAAGTCCCACCAGCGCCACCGCCACCAGAAAAACCACCTTTTCCACCGCCACCACCACCGCCGACGATAAGCACGTCAGCGGAACCCGCCTGATCCACAATAAGGGAACCGCTACCAGTGAACGTGATGTACTTGTACGAGATGCCTCCGTCGGTGTATGTGCCGGTGGCCGCGTTAGTAAAGTTCGCAGCACCGGCCCCGCTAAAAAGCACCCATGCACTACCGTCGTACCGGTAACCTTTGTTATCGTCATTCAGGCTACACATTTGGCCCTGTACGGGTGAAGGGATTGCGGCGTCACGTGCTGCCGCGTTCGCGAACGGGTTAACACCGACGATGTCGATTCGCTCCGCTAGCGCCTCAGAGGCGCCCGGGTAGTTTGCGACAAGGTCGGAGGATTCCACATAAGGATTGCCTACCGGGGTAACTGCCATTTATAACCTCACTAGATCGGATTGGGTAACTATTTCAAACCATTGAGCGCCCGGGCCAACCTCTGCCCACGTAAACGCAGGTGCGACCTGACCCCATTGTAGGACCTGGAGACTGAAACGCGGGTCACTGATGGACAGTGTCATGATGTGCTGCCCATTGTTGTAGGAATCCGTCCAGCCCTCCACGATCCCATTAAAGTCAGGGTAAGGGCCTGACGCGGGTAATCCTCTGACGGTTAGTAGGTCACCGGATACGAGCTCGAGTAGTGCGGTCGTGTCGGTTTCGTCAAGTTGATCAACGAGCACCGATATCTGGCCGAGATTCCAAAGCCCGTTCGCTTGAGCGGTCATGATCCCCGCGGCCCGAGTCGTCGCGTCGCTGAGGGTTTTAATGCCAGTGTCGAGCCGGTACTCACGCCGACCGTATTGGGTGATCGAGGCGCTATCGGTTTGGGTCACTGACAGGTCGGGCCCGTAGGTCACGGTCACGTCGTTAATCAGGGGCGTCAAAGTCTTAGCCCATGTCGGGGCGAATATCACCCCGGGCGCTTCGAGATTAAAACTCAGTGGGAATAGCGGGTAGTCGGCCCATGTGCCTTCGGCTT